ACTCACCCAGTGGGGCTGTGGGTAAATCTTGTGGGGGCTTTACGTCTTCCTTAATACTCTTAAGGGTTTTTACGCACCACTTGTAAATAGCTGCCATATCAAAGTCGCATAGCCCTAGATGCTTGGCAATTAACCCTGCGGAAATAATACATGCACACTGCGCAGACCAAAACCTCTCGGCTGATGTGAACTGCACATCCTTGTCTAACCTAGCTTGGGTTTTTTTGAGTAAATCATCCTTGATGTACTCAAGATTGTTAACGCAGTATTGTATAAAAATCTCGCCAGCGTGTCCGTAATTCTCAAATAACTGGTGGTCAAACATTTGCTTGCCTTCGGAAACGCTAATAGCATCGCTTGGCTGGATTTCATACTCAAGCAACCGCAACTGTTCGGCGTTCGCTGCGCTTTTAAATGAACTCATCTTCTCGTAGAAGCTAGAGTTGGCTGAGCATAAAGTCATGCAGGCCCAAGTTACATCGTTAGGTCTAAGTGTATTTGTATGCGCTGAGGCTCTGTCTTTATCTTTGCCGCCTGACGTACTGTACGCATAGTTAGAAAAAGTGTCGGCGGTCATGTTTGTGATCTCGTCAACTAGATTAGGCATATGACACAGAATGCCCAACTTAATCATCTTAGCATTGATCGTGTCTTTAGGCGTAGATACCAAACTTCGGGGGTTGCCCCATATGCTAGCCGCCATGTTAAGGGTAGTTGTTTTACCAGACCCACCGTGCTTGTAGATTACGTTCACTATTGCGCCATTTAAACCTGTGAACTTGAATATGGGGGAAGCAAAACCCACCAATGCGGCAAACGCATTTGCCTCAAGCCCCGGTCTGGCGTACATGTTAAACACTTCTTTCCATTTTTCAAGCGTACCTTTGGGGTGTATATGGGGGACCATTGCCTTGGTTGCAGAAGATGGCGGGCTGTAAAACACACCATCCTTTGTTATTTCTTTATCACCCATAATGAATCGACTGTTATTGTCGCACCAACCAAATTGATTTCTCATGATCTCTGCCTTTCTTTGAAATTGCATATTCTTAATAACCGTTACAACATAACGAGCGAGTAGCTCGTATTCTTTAGCATGCGTAACAACCCCTTGTTGAGCTAACTGTTTGCGTAGCTCATCCTTTGACGATATAACACTCGTCGGTATCGTGAATTCTCGAACGCCATCATGCGGCAGGTGTAGACGAAACAACGCAATCTCACCTAACGCAGTGTCGCTCATTCGTTTGACCACATAAAAATCGTGCTCATAAACTAAATCTGGGTCCTCTTCTTCATTCTTCTTATAGATGCCGCCGTTCTTGCCCCTGAAGTACGGGAACGGATACTCTGGTATCTTGATGACTTTGTCTTTGACGACAACTTCGTTGTCCTCTTTGGTTGCTTCGGCTATCTCAATACCCAAAACAATCGGTGATTTGATTTTTCCTTTGTGCACACACTCATCGCATCCAGTCGGATTAAGTTTCTCGAACTGTGCACATGAGTGGGGGCCACCTGTTTTGACGATGTAGTCAACTTTTTTATCCACTTCGGCTGGGTCATAGCCTTCGTGCTTGTTGGACATCTTATGAGATGCCCAATCTTTATCTACACAAAACGCTGTGATAGATAAGGCTGAACGCCACAATGGTTCCTCAATGCTATTTTGATTTTCATAGCAATGTATAAGCTGATTGCACTCAGCTTTAATCATGATGGTCTTAAACCGTTTAAGTTTATTACCAATCATAGCCTCCATCATGGGGCTCATCTTACGAGCAAACTCAGGTACTTCATCCTCGGGATCAGGAGCACCGAGAATTTCTTTGACCTGCTCGTAAGTCATCCGTTTTGACTTCTCATTTATAACCATAACCTCAAGAGGCTCGGCTTTAAAGTTGAACGTACCCGGAATTCGTAACACGCGAGATGCTTCGAACACTGACGCATCAACGATGAGTCCATGCTCTTGGCTTAGATCACGCAGTCGGTGTGACAATGGTTGCCAATCCCTGCGCTCTATAGTTTTATCAAGCAACCAATAGGCATGAATGCCGTTGCCTGAGTTGATGAGTACCGGCTTTGGTAAGCCGACCGTCATGCAGAACTTTTGAAGTTCAACCAACCCAATCTCTTGGGTCAGATAACCCTTGACTATGCCGTCTTCGTCGGGTATCCCCTTCTTTGGGCCACAATCAATATCCACCCATAAAGCCCTAAAGTAAACAGCATTCTCATGCGTGCGGTTGTTGGCTGGTCCAAACTTAGCGCATCCATAATATGCATCGACTTTGTTCTCTACAAATTGTTTCGTTATCTCTTCAACTTCTTCTCTAGTATCTACAAATCTTTGGTCAGGAAATTTACCACCAAGCCCAAGTACACAATACCTACCCTCAGTGGGTAGAACGGTGTCTAATAGGTCGAACATTTTGTTTGCGTTTCCTCAAGAATTCAATGTAATCTTTGATGCGTAGATGCTGATATTGGTAAGGCTGCGATGTGCCTTTAAACCAATTGTAGATAGTAGCCCTGCTCACGTTGAGCTCTAGGGCTACCTCCGAAACTGGAACACCTGCCTCAATACAATGTTTCCCCAAAGATACGCCAAGTTGCAACTTACGAAGGCTGGACGCCTTCTTGTTTGCTTTTACTAATTCTTGGCTGTATCCGTGACTCATATTAATCCTCTTCGCTCCATGCTTTTACAACGGAATCCAAGTCGGGTTTAGCTTTGGGGGCTTCATCCTTTGTTGCACTTGGACGTTTCTTAGGTTCTTCAACTGCTTCGACTTCCACTTTTGGTGCAGCTTTAGGCGCTTCGATCTTAGGTGTACGACCAGACATGTCGGCTTGGTACGCAGTCATAACAACCATCTTCTGCACAAACGGTTCTTTAGCTTTAGCGCTAGAGATTTCATACTGATGCTTGTTGATGAAGCCCATGGGTGTAAACAACACAGATTGGTTATCGTTGTCTTCGTTGAAGCTAATCTGAGTAACAACGTAATCCAAACTCCTGCCGTTGTTGGCTAAGTATTTGGAGTAGTTCTCAAATGTATGCGTATTCTCACCAACGCTATCACCAAACAAAGACTTAGATGCTAAGTTCATTTGGTAAACTTCACCCTCAGATGGAGTGTTGAAGTCTTCTTCAAGCATTATTGCGACCCTACGTGAGTAGCGGCAAGACTTAGATGTACCTTGGCCTGATCCTTTGATGTTGTGTTTGCAATTATCGCACTTGTCAGACTGTGGGTTGGTTGCTTTTTCATCGGGGGATTTACCATCGTTTGAGAAGCACTCAGGCGCTGTAGGTTCAGAATCTGGTGACCATGCTTGCGCATAATAGATGCGGCCTACATGAAGTGACGCATTGATAACGATGACGTTAATCTTCTCTTTAACTTTGCCCATTTCTTTGCCGCCAACTTCTTTGCGGAAGATGCCGTTTTTAGGGACAATACGTTTAACACCCCCGCCGTTACCTGCAAGTTGTTTAGTGAGTTCACTAATACCTGCATTCGCTAAAAAGTCTGGGAGTTCTTGGTTCAACACTAATGCTGTCATTTCAATTTTCCTTTGTACGTCTAACAACCACGGTATATTCCCTATCAATGTTCAAGCCCATTGGTAGTAAATCTGGATTCTCTTGGAGAAAATTCTTTGTATTGGTTTGCGCAATACGTTTCTCAAGTAGGCCGAATGCATCATGTTCTTTAATGAACTTATACATTGAATCCCAATCGCTCGTCCAATACCGTGACTTAATCGAACGAATGATTGTGCCGCTTTTTGTTTTGATACTGTCGGCGTTGATCTGCTCACACTTGTTAAGCATCGTCGCCTCAATAACATCCATCTGTTCCTCAATACCCTTGTCGGTTTCTTCCCATTCTTTTTTAAGTCGGGCACGTTTATCCCGCATCTTCAAATAGATTTCAGCTAATTGGTCAAGGGGTACGTCTGGGGTAGCTTCGCTCTGAACTGTGTCGTCCATGATATGTTCCTTTCTTTTTTAACACTATACACTGTCAAATGTTAATGTCAAGCTCTTTTTTAAATAAATTTATTGTTTCTGTGTGAACGTTGATATTATTACGCAAAAGCCAATAGACTCTAGACTCAATTGAACTTCCAGTAATATGTACCACTGTCATGTTGTTGACTTGGCCCGGCCTGTCGATGCGGGCGTTGGCTTGTAGATACGTCTCTACACTGTTGCATGGAGCGTACCAAATAATTGTGTCGGCGGCAGTAAGGGTTAGCCCGTGTGATGCGGCCTTGGGTTGAATGATTAATACTTTAACTTTATCGTTGGATTGAAACTCCTGTACGATCTCATTACGTTTATTAACATTCACAGAGCCGTTAATAACTTCACATGAAACATGGTGCTTGTTTAAATACTTCTGTAGCATTTCTATCGTATGGGTATACGGTACAAACACCAGGACTTTATTTGATGTCTCGTCTATGACCTCATGCACAACTTTCAAGCGCGGAGTTATGTCGAACTCTATGACTTCTCCAGTATCCGTATACACAGCCCCTCCAGAAATCTGGAGTAGTTTAGTCAACATTGATGCGGCGTTAACTGCGGAGACTTCTTCACCTGATGCGGCAATAAGCATCTCCTTCTTGAGCTTGGCGTAATACTTATCCTGTTGCGGTGTAAGAGGCGCATCACGATCAACAAAGGTCAACGGAGGCAAATCAATACACTGACGTTTCTCAAACCTGATTGCAGGTTGCAGAGCTTTGTGCACGATGTGGGTCGCCGTCGGTCTTGGTTTCCACTTGTATTGTGTAACCTGTTGCATCACAAGATCTTTGAAGTGCGTGAAGAACCGAGGCACGCCATCGGGATTGATGAGCTTAGCCAATCCATAAGCGTCGGCGGGGGATTGAGCCGCAGGTGTGCCTGTCAGCATCCACAAACCTTTGACCACTTTGTTTACATCACGGAGCGTAGCCCATCGGTCTGTCTGCGCGTTCTTGTACGCAGATGCTTCGTCAACCACAATCAAATCAAACCCACCATCCATCACTTGTTCTTTGATGATGGATAGTCCGTCGAAGTTTGTGATGACAAACTCAGCCATGTGCTTGTTGACAATTTCTTTTCGCTTGCTTGCATCGTTATGATAGGCAATCGCTACTGTGCGGTGCATTGCAAACTTAAACAAATCGTTTTGCCACGCCGACTTCATGATCGACAAAGGGCACACAACTAACACTCTTCTAATTACGCCGAGAGTCATAAGATAATCAGCCGCCCAAATTACAGACGCAGTTTTGCCTGTACCTTGTTCGTTAAAGCAAAATGCTTTTCTCTTACTAATTAAAAACTCTGCGGTTGTCTTCTGATGCTCAAATGGTGTGAAGCCCGGGGGTCTGGGCCACGTATACTCTGATAGTTTCATTTTCCTCTAATCACTTTGCTGAGTTTTTTCTCCCCTTTCTCCTTGCCTTTTTTAACCTCTCGGATTAAGTTGTGCTTGGAGTCACGGTCGAATGTTCGGTTGCCATGTGGCGTTTCAATGAATACGCCGTTCTTGTTTGAGCCTCCTTTGTCGAGAGCTTTGACGTGTGCAACGTCTTTGCCTTCTCTAATATCGGCTTTGCCGTTCTTATTCCGGTCAGGGAACTTCTTGTCAACTAACGCCCGAGCACGTTCTCTTTCAAGTCGGCGGGGGCCTTCACCACGAGCCTTTTGCTCTTGGTATTCTTTTTTATAGTTGCGGTCAGCAGGGTTTTTGTAGGGCATTTAGGTTCTCCATAATTCCTTTTCGATACGATGTTTATCAATATCTTCTTTGGTTAAGCCAATATCCTCTGGGGTTGTTTCCCACAAAGGTTTACGAGTTTCTTTATCAGTCTGTTGCAACACTTTACCAAGGGCAAGTGTGATTTCCATCATCATGGATTCTTTAGTTTTGTTGATTTCTTTTTTGACCAAGTCACCCACAGTTAGGGCTAACTCAGCACGTACAACTTCCTTAACTCTACGCTTTAATTCGTTTTCAAGCAATAGTGCGGTGTCGGTTTCTTGATTTGTCATTGCAGTCATTAAAATTTCTCCATTTGTTTTTTGATAACGTCTTTAATTCTTTGTTCTATCGAATAACTGCCAAGCACTGCGGTGATAATATGGTTATGTAAGGGGCTCCCATAGTTTTGTAATTCTTTATATATGGTGTCAATTATCAGTTGTTTCACGTCTTCTTGCAGTTTTAAATAAGCCGCCGCTTGTTGTTCTTTATCTTCAGTCATTTAATATTCTCCTTGTTCAATAGTCGCACATGGTTGGCAATCGCCGTACCCAAATATGATCTTGGGTCTTCTGTAATATTGTCTACCACCAAATCAAGAATGTAGCTAACAAAAGATGGTTCCATGATAATAGCTCGAATCTTTTTTTTTGCGATTTCTCCAACCAACTCTTCCACGTCGTCTTGTAGTTTTATGTAGGCTTCTGCCTGTTGTCTTTCTTCGTCAGTCATTTCAACTCCTGTTATATTCGCACGTTTTCACGGCACAGAATCGGCACAGAGGGCCTGTGCTTGGATTCCAAACTCCACTTTCTTTCGCTTTCTCAATCCGTTCTACATCTTGTGCAGACTTCTCAATATATTTTTCAGCCATTTCACGTTCGTGCGTAGCCTTAACGAACTCCTTCGATACGACATATAGAAGCGCCGACTTCACCTTCTTTACTTGTGGGAATTTCGCAAAAAGCCCACAGGCTACAAGATCCAATTGCTTGACGTCCGCATATCTCGCATTCTTTGATGTCTTGTAATCCACCGAGTGTGCCACCCCTGTCTTCGGATTGATAACCACCAAATCTGCTATCCCATGCCACCATACATTCGGTGCATCGAAGTCGCATGCTTCCAAATTTTTCGTCAAGCCAAGTCGAACTTCGCAATGTTTTTCTCCTTTAATCTTGTTTAGCTCATCGAGCAAAGGTTTAATAAAAATGTAGCGTTGCGGTATAGGTATGCCATCTTTTATGTATTCTTCAGCAACAAGATGCACTGCTTTACCGTACGTAGTCGCAGGTGTGTCTGGTTCGACAACATCCTTGGCAACTTTGGTGTGGTAATACTTACGAGGACATTGTTGAAACGTCTTCAAACTACTATATGACCATACTGTACTCATTCTTCGTCCTCATCTGATGGTGGAAACCTAACCTCAAAATAGCCCCAACGATCACCCTTGTCCCAACGAGTCCAAGAGTAATGCGCTTCGCCCTTTCTAATGTACTTCCAAAGTACTCTCAACGTTTCATGTTCCTAACAAAGATTGCAAACGAATGTGCGGTATCGCCACCATTCTTCATCTTGTCAAACTCTTTAGCAACTTCTTCAAGAACTTCATTTCGCTGAGAGATCTCGATGGCGTTCTTATCCACGCCATAATACATGCAAGAGCATCCGTTCTCAAAGCAATAGCGATCAATGTATGCGCAAGTCATAATAATGCATCCTCCATTTCTTTAACACTCTGTTGTTTAACTCTTTTGTCGGCTATCGCAAGCAATTTGGGGTCCACTTGGTCAAAGGGCCACCACGTATTGTCAACCAGCTTCTGAATAATTTCTTCGTCAGTCATTCTTGTCCCCTTGTTAACTTTTGCAACAAGTTTTTTTGGTTAATTTTTATATCAGCCCTAAGTTCAGCCGTTGCTTTTTCTGCTACCAGTTTGGCAAAGATTTCCAAAAAGCGTTTAGGCACTGGGTGCGCCGTTTCTTCTGGCGTTGGATATTCTTTTGCCCATTCTTTACTGGTTTGATGAGCCATCTTAATGATTTCTTCAGTATCCATTTTTCTCCTTCAGCTTGGATTCAATTGCTTGATAAAGTTGATACGAATTCCCCCAAGGAAAAACTCCACACTTTACAAGTTCCATTTTTGTCAATCCTACCCATGTGCGTTTTTGTTTGTTGTATTCAAGGATTGCTCTAGCAAACATTACAGGAAAGTCAGCCGTGCCATTCGCTTCAACCAGCCCCTCTGCTTTGCCACTCATGTGCAAATAAATGTTGTGTATTTCTTCGTTAGTCATCAGCAATCTCCATAGCTATTTCCCGAACCGGATTCACAGTTGAGCGGTAACTCCGAAGCCCAGTTGGGGCGCAGGCGCATACACAATTCAACATATTCTTTAGCAGTCTCAACTTCCTGCTCCGGGGCGATACAAGCAATCGCATCGTGCACAGTCATGACGACTTTGTATTTCTTAGCGATCATTAGCATCTGCTCGCCAATCACAATACGAGCTAACGCCTGACATACGTTCTCAATGACTTTCCCACCATAGATACGTGTCGCTATCATCTGCCGACCCCGCTTGGTGTCGTAGACCAATTCACTTTTATCTTCGTTCTGAACCACACGCAGGTTTGGGTACTTGATGTAAAGTCCGTTGGGTAACTTGACACCCTTTTTACCCTCTACGTCCAGTATCCCAAGTTTTGTGTGCTTATCATTCATGATGGCTTTTAAGGCTAAAGCCCCTTCTTTCCATAACTCAACAATCTTAGGGTACGTCTCTCGATATGTCGTGATAATCCTTTTCGATTCAGCCTCCTCAATCTCCACGCCAAACGTTTTAAGTTGCGCTTTAAATTTAATTGCCCCCATGCCGTACCCCGCACCGAGAATTGTCGTTTTACCAACGAACCTTTCGTCTTTCGTGATTTCTGCTTCTCCCTTAGAGTAGATAGCAGATGCCATGATCTTGTATACATCTTGTCCATTTTCAAATGCCTCGACTAAATCGTTTTGTTGAGCTAACCATGCCAAAGTACGAGCTTCAATTTGAGATGAATCAGAATCAATCACTACGTAACCATGTGGAGCTAAGATAGCACCCTTAAGAAGTGATGTTCTTGGCAAGTTCTGAAGGTTAATCTTATCGTCGCCACCCCAACGCCCTGTGTGAGCTGCATAATAACGCAACATGACTGGTAACGTACCTCGATTCGCAATATCCAAAAACCTTTTTGTTCTTGTTTCTTCTATCGTAGACTTAGCGCCCAATCTGGCTGCCACAACCGCTTGCACAAATTGAGATGAGTGTTCAAGTAATGCTTTAAATTCCTCGTCGGTCTTGGCGAATGCGTAAGTTTCTTTGCCAGTCGTTTTGCTAGTTTTGGTTGGGGGCACGACACCGAAAGATTTAAGTATTTCGGCAAACTTATCGTTGCTCATCAACTCATCTTCGTTGTATTGAGCAATAGTATGGCGTCTAGCGTTTTGAACTGTGATGTAATAATCTGTGAGGAATAATTTATCCAACAAGAGCGCAGGCTCGGTAAACATCCGTATGGTTAAGTCGATTAGGTTATGTTCGAGCTTTGGCAACTGACCCTGCATCAATAGGAACAACTCCCACGTGAGCTTTACATCGTTCTTGCAGTACTCACCATAGGTTGCTAGATGTTGCGGGGTGAAATTAGCACGTCGGTATCCTTTCGCATCTTCAACCTCTGTGCCTTTGACGCCAACGCCATAATGCTCGGCTAATGTTTTAAGACTGCCTCCCACCTCTGTGCCGATGAGCGCCCGCCCCATACTGAGAGTGCAAGCCCACTTCTTAGGTTTAATCCCGAATCTCCAGTTTAAAATCGCCCCGTCGAACTGAGCGTTGTGAGCTATGACTACGGAGTTATCCCAATCGTATTGGGCAAGGAACTGGTGCAACTCGTTGAAAGATCCAGAGAACCACGTTGGCGCCCCATCGTTTACGGCTACGGCTACGCCAATAACCTCAAAGAGTTCATCTCTGATGTACTCCTCGGTCGTGAGCTTAGTCAAACTAAACTCAGACGAGTAGTATGTTTCAAAGTCTATGGTTAAAAAATTCATTTTTTTCTTTTCTTTGGGATCAACTTAGTAAGTTGCTTGGCGTAGTCTTCGAGCTTGATACCCATCTTCTTGGCTACATGCACTTGAGCCGGGTTTAGGCTTATTGAACTAACAGGTTCCTCTTCGTGATGTTGCAGGTCTAGGCGTTGCCCATATACCGCTCTTGGATCTGTCCAATGTCCAGCAGGTTGAAGAAGACCTTTTTGCACCATGCTTCTTAAAGCCATCTTTTCTTCTTCTCTAGATACATCCTCTTTAAATATGTCGGTCATGACGGTTTCATGCCATTTTTTTCGAACAAGCTCTTTGGCAGATTCCGTGAGTAACGCTTTCTCGGCATCATTCAGAAACCAAAACAACCTAGTAGGTTGACCTGATACAAACTCCTCTATATCTATTAAGGTATGTTTAAATTTACCAGTATAAAAATCATCGGGGTTGGACTCCATGCGGTTAACTAGCGCTTGTACGCTAGGCATGATCTCATTTGAAAGCGTTTGTTCTTTTTGCATTGTGTAGTTCCTCTAATGTTTTTGCCATTTCTTCAGTAACGCTAGTATTACCTAGCATCAAGTTATTAGCCGTATGCCAGCCTGTTGCACTACGATCCTCTTTAAATATGTGTGGGTGGGATGACATAGGCAAATGCAAATCATTTTGTGCATCGGTCTTGAGTATGGTCTTCATCACTTTGGTTTCAAACTCTTTGCGACGCACTGCCTTTAGCGCAGTATGTATAGCCGCTTTTTCTGGCTCAGTCATCACATCTCTGAACGACTCGCTATAAATAAACGACCATTCGCTTTCTTTCTTAGGATCAAAGAACTCCTCGGGGTTCGTATTCATTCTGCTCACTAACGCTTCTACACCTGCTGATATTTCACTCATTGTTAATTCCTTTTAAAAGTTTCATAATCCCTTGTGCTTCTTCTTTTCTTAACCCTCTGGCTAGGGTTGTACTTATTCTTCTACGATCCTCATAATCCCATCGGTATATCGAGTATTTGCCGTATCTCGACCTCATGTGGTACTCGGTGGGTAAATGTGATTTGTAGACCTCTTCAAAAATTTTGGTCAATGCGTCAAGCGTACCTTCTTTAAATTCTTCAATTGGTGACATTTCCCTATACCCCCTTGATTAGTTTTATCGTACCCTCTAGAAAATCTATGTTGCTCTCGTTAATGACAAGCGCATAGCCCTGTGCTTTGATAATGTTCTCTAGGTTTTTATACTGAAGTGCGGTTGGTTGGTTGCTACCAGCCTTGGCTTCAATACCCATGAACTTACCATTGACGCAACAAAGAAAGTCTGGCACGCCCGCATTGCCGTAGCCTGACCCAATCGGCATGGCGTAATATACGTCATACTTCTTGAGCATTGCTTTGATTTTGTTTTTAACTTTGACTTCGGGTGTTTGTGCCATAACGTAATATAGCACTACTTTTGACTTTGTCAATAGTTAGGACGAAAAAAAGCCCACAAAAGTGGGCTAGGGTTTTCCTGACATTTGTCAGATTTTTTATGTTGATGCTATTGCACGATCAATATACCATCGAGCTTTCTTTAAGTCTTCTACTCGGTTGCCCTTGTGGTCTGCACGGCTTATGTATTTCACCGCATTGCCAAGGTTGTAGTCCAGCTTCTTCGCTTCGATAAAGTCAATCGTTTCAATACCGCCAACTTTATAGTGCGATGGGTGATTGACCATATCACTTGGCTCATGAACCACGGGTACAGTCTGAGGTACACCCTTCACACCCTCACTTGTTTCTACAAGCACACCCACAGGTGGTTGCCATTCTTTAGCAATCTCTGTCGGCACAATAGAATGTGTATGAGTGATGAGCTTGTTCAACTCAGCGAAAGACTTTACCGACTTGGGTGTTTCGACTGGCTTAAACAGCTTCTTTGCTTTGTACATAACTTGATATACAAAATCAGAAGTTTCGCCCAACTCTTTAGCCACTTCCGCTAAGGTCATAGTGGGGTGACCCGCTACAAATTTACGCACGATACCTGATCTAGAATTAGCTTGTAATCCCATTTTCTCTCTCCTTTTGGTTGTTAACATAGTTAGTAAGAATTTCTCTCATTTTGGCTTGCTTGGTAAACGGGTGATGCTCAGAAAAATAATCCATTATCTCTTTGCTCAACCGAATACTTGTACAAGTGAGAGCGGGCTTCTTACCTGCGCCCCTACCCTTACGTCTTAGTTGTTCTGACATCAACGTTCCAACCCATTCGCTAATAGGTATTGTTGAATGGCCTCAGCCAAAGTTTGTCCTGCCTGTACGATGTAATACTCTTTGGTCCAATCAGGCCCACGATTACTAGGTTTGTACTTAGCAATTTCTAAAACTTTGCCGTTTGACGCGTTGATTACACCTATCTTAATATCCGATATAGAATCAGGCTCAGAACTCGAAAGTATTTCAGATACTGCTATTGATGGCAGTCCCATCAGTCTTCTTAATGCGCTATTCATTTTGATTTGTCCTTTGCTTGGTTATAAATATCTTTGACTACTGAAGTGAAACGATTAATCGCTTCGTGCTGAGACAGCCCTTGTTGTTCAAACGCAATCGCTAAATCCATTGCCAGTATGAACGTACCCTCACCTACTGTAAACCCACCATCATGAAATTGTTGGGCGATTGTCTCGCCCATCTCCTTCATCTCTTGCATAGTTTTACTCATATCTTTTCCCCTGTATAGATGTGATTAAAAAAATAACTGATTACTGTTGTCGGCACTTGAAATGCTTCCGCAATCTCTCGATACGACATACCTCTTTTGCGTAGAGTGATAGCTCTACTCTCGTTAATCGGAGTCCGCTTTCGACCCGATCCTTTCCTCGCTCCCCCCTTTGTGTGCATGTGTTTCGCTTTCCTGTTTTGTTAATAAATACAATTTACAAACTGTACATAGCCAAGCAGGTTTAACCAAAGTTACGACCCACCCTTCATGCACATTGACCAACCTACCTTCGTAGGTGTTCACCTGTTTAATCATGGTTCAACAATAGCCACGTGATCCAACCCATTGCCAATGCTATGATTGCTAAGACAATCGACTGGACAATTGCAAATATAATTATGATTAAATCGAGTGTAGTCATTACCATACCCTTAACATTAGACAGAGTATAAAGTATACCGCAAATAGTGTGCAAGCTATTTCGATAATATCTTTTACCTCGATCTCACGCTTTATACCTAGTAACGCACTCTGTAACCAGTCTTGATCTGGACTGTAATAGACCTGCTTGGGCTCGTAGTACTTACCGATCTCAAGACCTGATCTGGTTTTATACACATTCTTCATCGTCACCCCCCAATGCAATTAAAAATGATGTGGCATTCATGCGATAGCCAACTGTGGATACAAAGTCATTGTCGCTAGCCAACTTCATAAAGCCGATCTTAGATTTTATGTCTTGTGGTAAGTCATCATCGTTATACATACGTGCGCCTTTGTTAACATACTTGCAGAGATACCTACCATTGTCAATTACGACAATCACGTAGTGCTTAGCTTCGGCAATAGCATTCATCATGTTGTATTTCTCCATTAACTCACCTTGCTTATCTAGATGGAATTTACATTGTTGAAACATGTATGTATTATTCTCTTTCAAAAAGTTCATAAACATACTGAATCCGTCAGTACCAACAGCCCAACTTCTTGCATGGTCATGCACAACTCTAGCTTCTGCGTTCGCATCGCTACGATAGCGCCTGAGTGCTAAGTTTATTTCGTGTACTATTTTGTTGCTTGCAGTTTCTACACGTTCGTTGATAGTTGTAGGAAAGAAGTTCTTCTTAATTACACTAACCGCTTTGTTGGCATCTTTTGTCGCATAGCCCGATCCATTTGATCTGCTAGCTCTAATACGTGGATTATCAACCTCAATTTTCCAGTCGCCACGGGCGTATCGTCTTACGATAATACCAAGAGATTCGTTGGTAGAGTCAAAGAAAACTTCGACCGCTTGTATCTTTTGGTTGTACTCGCTCGCCATCTCAAAACGCCACATTGGATATAGCTTTGCCACTTTCTCAACGACTTCGCCTAAGTCCGCATACATCTCTAAGTTCTCTTTGGTTGCAGTCGGCATATGCGCAAGTAGTTTCTTGCTTACGATCACATTGGGTAAATATTCAAACATGTTGTTTCCTTTCCTGACATTTGTCAGAAATCAAATTTGTTGAGGATTGCATCGACCTTCTTCTTGAGTTCTTCACGCTCGTATCCGCTATCTTTGATAGCCTCAACGTGCACACCCACCATGGTGCGCTCAAGCTCTTGCCTTGCCTGTTCTAACTTAGGATCATTGGTCACGTTCAGCTTAGTCAATAGCTCGCACAGTTCTACTGGGTTAGACACAAACGAATCGTGGAACCGCTTCTTCTCGTCGTCCCCATTGTCCTTTAGCTTTTCTGACATATCCGTAAGCACACGATGTAGCTTCTCCCATGGAGCCTTCATTGCATCGGCTAACCGTTCCTCAAACTTAGTCTCGTAGTCCCGCTTCAGATCTTCTAAATCATGCGACGGTATATCTAAGCGAAAGTCACCAGACTCGGGCAAGGGGTTGACGCTACGTCTGAACCCAAACTTATCTTTCACCTCGTCAAGACTGGGGTAGTCACTCGCTTTGAACATAGAACCTAAGTGCATCGGTGCTTCAGCCACCAATCGGTCATAGTCGGCAAAGAAGTTCATGCACATACTGTTGAACGTGGCTTCGTATGCTTTGATGTTAGTCAAGTATTCCATCACTAACTTAGTAGGCAGTAAGCGTTCGCCTTTGTCAGCCCAAGGTAGTGTGTGCTGATTGTGATACAAGCGTGCTCTCGCAGCGAACTTCTCGATTTCCTTGCGTGCACCAGTTCCTGCAAACAGATTCTTCTTGGTCTGCGATGCGTCTCTGCTTGCTGACGCATTGGCATTTACCTGTTCGGTAATATCCCTATCCACCTTCGTGGCGGGCCATACGCTGATATTCAACTCTACTAATAACGCTGATTCACTAATACTCATGATTTTTCCTTTCCTGACATTTGTCAGATTAATTAAGATAAATTGTTTTGCCGTTGTCCGCAGTAGCGTGGTTGGCTTGTGTGATTGCCCATATGGTTGGTGCAGTCCAGTCACTACCCCAGTCATCGCCCACATAACCATCGGTCAACATAATGACGCACTCGGGTACGATCTTCTGTTCGTTGAGATATGTGGATACGCAACTAGGTGAAGTCCCGCCCCCGCCAGCGGGCCTTGTTGATTCGATGATTGTGGATACTGTTGATTCATCATACGTCTCGTGCGATGCTACTTCGCTATCCCAATAGATTAGATCTACTGCGCTAGGATTAACCTCCTCGGCAATAGCTTTAACCTCAGATAAAAACTCAGCCAACTCATCGTTACCGATAGAGCCTGATGTGTCGATACCAATTACCAAGTGACCGACCTTCTGTCCAATCATGCTTGGCATGTACGTACCTGTGCCCAAGAACCTACGATTGACACGACGCCATGACGATGTGTCTTTGGCTTTGCATGTAGACTTAACGAACTCACGCAGTAGATCTCGCCAGTCCACTTTGGGTTGCATAAGATCCCCAAGCTCACGATCCATTCCACCTGCGCCACTACCCACATTCTTCTGATGTGCCATGAGTCCTTGGCGAATAGCTTGGTCAACCTCACGCTCAAGAACCTTCTTTTCCTCATCGGTTAGATTCTTCGCACCTTCCCAATCGTGAATGTCGAACCCTTCATCGTCACCACCCTCACCTTGCTCCTCCCTGAGTATGTCAAAGACCTGCTTGGTGTTCATGCCTTTGAACCGCTCGTCGATAAGACCCATGAACTTACCCTTGTTCGGTCCGCTCTTGAAACGTGGCATAGCAATGACACTCGCAGTCGGATCCAGATCACAGAGCATCAGGTTAATAACGTAGTCACAAGCCGCATTGGTTAATGCTGGATCAATCTCATGCAACTTAGTCCACGTTGTTAAGTGTCGATACATTTTGTGTGCAGTCTCGTGAGCAATCACAAAACATAACTCAGCATCGGATAACTCTTTGACAAACTGCCTACCATAGATCTCGTCACGACCATTGGTACATGCACTTGATACGTCATCACGTACGTGCGTACGACCAATCATCATCACGCCCTGCAATAAAGCAAACTTTGGGTTACGCATTAGTGCGATTTTGCACTTCTGCAACTTACGTTCTTCGTTCATAATTTCCTCCATACCAACTAATTTCTTCAGTTACTTCTTGTTTTGTGCGACCGTTTATCAGTAAGCACATGTTGAGGGCTTCGTCTTTCGTATCGTGAATTGATACTAATTTGCCTACTTGCCCCCAACCAGATTCGGTAACTACCACTTCGTACTTACCTGTAAAATACAAACCGTTCGATGTTTCATCAATGCCAGTCTGTCGTCTAACCCATGCAGTTCTTACTTCTGACATTTGTCAGGATCCTGAGTCAATAAGTAACCTAACCATATTTGCTAACTCCTCTTTGGTTTTGAATTTGGCTATCGTCTCGGGCTTAACGCTACCCGAGTCTTGGTGTGGTACACGCACAAGCAAATACTCATCGCCAACTATACCCACGGAGTAACCCGCTCTGTATAGCTCCATTAAGTATGGTGTTTGTGTTATCCAACCATCTATAGAGTAATCAAATAATTCTGACATTTGTCAGCTTTACAGTAAGTCTTGATTCTTAGCAACCCAATCAGCGAACGCTTTGCATGAGAACGCAATGCTCTGCTTAATTGGAGTCTTCGCAATGTTGATAGCGAACACGGCTTGCCACTCGGCATCGAACCGCTCTAAGTAGTCCATGAATGGAGTAATGGTGTTTTTGTCCACTCTACTGATAGCAGAGAACACAGTAATCGCACAAGCCCCAGGTGATGTGGGAACCTTTGTGACTGTTGGCGTAGCTATAACTTGCTCCCATGTTGGCAGTTGATCTGCGAACTCGATATACGCTTGCATATCACGAGCACCAGCTTCACCGATTGCACCTGACAATGCAGATATAACAGAGTCGGCATCATTTTCTCTGCGAGACTTCACGATATTCGAAGCAGTCTCAAGTGAACGTGGAGATACAAATGCTCCAGTTGTTTTCTTGGGGTTATAGATGTAGGGGTTATCATTTTGTCCACCATCGGTATACGATGCTAGAACCTGTGGGAACCGAGACACCCATGCACACACCTCGGGCTCGATGCCTTTGTTGATAGCCCATGATAACCACTCGTCAGCAGTTGGTTTGGATATTTGAATAGGCACAAGACGGTTTCTGCTGTGCGCTTTCATCGTGTCCCCTACTCCGTCAGAGCTAAGGTTACCAGTCAGAAACACAATACAGTCTTTATGCAATGACACATCACCGCATCGTGGGTTAGCCTTCTCAAGCATTGGGTGTAGCATATTCTTTACTGGGTCAGCACCCTTGGTAAACTCGTCGAGCATAATTACCAATGGTTTGCCCTCATGCAACTTGAACCTAGCATTAGGATAGTACCTAGTAGTCTTGGTATCGTGGTCAATGACTGGCATCGCAATGTCGCCTAAGTCCATGTTGGGTACGTCAATGTATGCGTACTCATATCCAAGCCCCTCGGCAACGTCTTTGAGCAATGAACTCTTACCGATACCTGGCTCGCCTAATAGACAGAATCGAGTCTCAGGATTGGTGCGAATCAATGTGGCTGCTTGCTTAAGGGTAACTGTTTTACCGAATCTAACTTCTGACATTTCTAACTCCTCTAATAAAATCTGACATTTGTCAGGAAAAATATATAGCAGACGAATTTCTACTATATATAACATTGTAACACAGTATAATAACTATGTCAAGCATTTTGGCTCATTCTTGGGGCAACCAACCGTCGTACCTGTTGTGTGGGAGTTTGCCAATCGGCAACTTAACCCATTCGAGGCATTCTTTACGATAGTGGTAGTAAATAGGCTCAGTCACTATTGATTTGAGTCTAGCCACAGTCACGTTGAACGATGTCAATTCTCTGCGTATCGCATGATTAAGTGAAGTAATTGCTAACTGCAACATGGCTTCGTGATACTTAGAAGTGTCACCGCTCTCCAATAACTCCATGAATCTGAACGTATGCAGTTCTCGATCCGCACCACCCAATAGATATTTGCAATGGCTACGATCTAAGTGAAAATATGCGTTACCTGCTGATGATGGTGATAAGTCAAAGTAATCTTTTAGTTCATCATAGTAAAATGTAACAATCTCTTGGTCCACTTGCCTTGCATAGTACTGATGGCTTGAATGTGTAAGTGTGTGCTTGCGCAACTTAATCATATTTCTGACATATGTCAGAAACGGAGCATAACGCTTACGCAAATCACGAGCTACGTCCTTCTTCAGTACCAAGTCAATCACGGCCTTTGGGTCAATCACGCTCAGCCGATCTTTGCTCAACACGTTCTCCTCAACCTTCAGATTGACCTCGTGCTTGTAGATGTACTTATTGCCGTTGGGCAATTGAATGACGTTGTTAAAATCCTCCTGATACGCACGCAGAGCCAAAACCTGTTCAAAGAGCTGATTACAGTTCGCACTATCGTAGTACATATTGAGCTTGATGGTGTTGTCGGGTCTAAACGTAATGACTGGGCGACGATAGTGCACTATCTGTACGTTTTCGCCTTCCATGCGAATGTTGTATGCGTCGGCATCTCTGCGATTACCGAGTGGGCGCATGTCAGGTCTACCTCGTAAGGGCTTGATAACACTGTGGAAATGCAATGCTTCCGAATAGTTCCGTATAAACGGACACGCTTGTACTGTTCTATATCCCATGTTAAATATCCTCTGTTATAGCTTGCGCTAGTCTTTGTGTTAATAAACTACGAACCTTTTTGATGGCTTGCATCGGATCTGACGCATAAACGTGCATCTCACGAAAACTCGATTCAGTTTCCCATTGCACAATATGTAGAACCTCGCCCTCTTTGCCCATGTCGCTCTTGTTAGCGACTCGTGCGTAAAACTGTGTCATCATGTCCTCCAAATAAATACATCTAATAGCACCACGATAATGGCAACTAAGAAAACAATGCGCATGATGCGCTCCTCGTGCGTGAATAAACTCATAACTGAACCTCCTCGTGTTTAATGACAATGTTAACTTCCATGTTCTTGATCTTGGTCAAGTCGTCACGGGTCAACGTCTTCTGACCTAGCATGTCGGCAAATTGATGAGCCAATTTGCACTCAGGATAAAAAACCGTTTTGCCGTATGTGTTCTTAACTCTTACTGTAATGTCCATGTTGTTCCTTTACTGATGTTATGCTTTCCTGACATTTGTCAGATTTTTGTTAATCATTCTCTGCACCGATATAGCACCCTGCAAAGTAGTGCGTATGTCCGAACGCTCTAATCACGCCAATCGGCATTCTTCTGTTGAGTTTTCTAGAACTCCGCTCAAGTTCAAGTTCGTACTTGTATGCAGATACAGAACGTCGTTTCAAGTCACGCTTGTATGGCTTTAATGCTTTGACCAAGTACTTATGGGGTATTTGTGCCTGACCTAGCAATGGTTGTGTTGAGGTAAATTTAAAATGTGCCATGATGTTAAATCTTTTTGGGGTTAATCTGTTTCACAGTTGTAGGTGCTTGCGTAGATGTAACAAACATGTAGCCACCTTTGTTGTACTCTTGGACTATCGTCCATGATGCACGTTCGGCACGAGCGTGGTCTTCACCACAAAATAAGCAATGACGATAACCTAATGACCATCGTTCTATGTGTATGTCGTCACCGCAAGTGTGACATTCTTTCCAGTTGTCCATGGTACTAACTCCTCTAATAAAATCTGACATTTGTCAGAAAAACTAACTGCTCTGATTATGATGGGTGATCTCCCACCATCTATATAGTATAACACAATGTTATAGTTATGTCAAGTGTTTTGAGCCGTTTTTGGCGCAACACGATGTTACGCATATGCAATGTGAGCGTAGGGCTAAATCACGGAACTGGTTCAGGTTGTTACAAAATGAATAGGGTCGATGTGATAATGTTATGTAACATTAGGGTAAAACGTAACGCAAAACGTAACGCCGTAAGTTGTTGATTTGTAAGGTGAAAATATGTGTTTAGGTATGTAATGT